GACTTCAAAGATGTGTTGCCGGCGGCCGGGGCGCTTATCGCGCAACTGGGCGGCGGCGCCAACCAGGCCGCGCAGGCGCTGTCGATCCTGCCCAGGATCATCAGCGCGATCCAGGCATCGACCGCGGCGTCGAGCGGCGGCTCGTGGTGGGACTCCATCCTGAAGCTCTTCGGCGGCGGCAGCAGCGGCAGTACGTACGACTACCGCGGCACGACGCTGCCGGACAGTCTGCGCGGCGGCGCGGCGAGCGGCACCAACCTGCTCGAGCGCGATTTCCTGACCATCGTCCACAAGGGCGAGGCAGTCGTGCCGAAGGAATACAACCCGGCGGCGCCTGGCGGAGCCAAGTGGCTCGCCGAGCAGATGGCGAAGGCCCGGCCGACGATGGTCAACGTGAACGTGGGCCAGCGGCCGGTGCGCCAGGACGGCGCGGACAAGCGCGCGACCTGGGGCGATCGCGTCGGCGGCAATGTCTACGTCACGAACAACTCGTCGGCGCAGGTCAAGACGGCGGAGCGTGACAGCAGCGGTGACTGGCATCTGCTCATCGAAGCGGCGGCCGACCAGGCGCATTCGCGCGTCGCAGCCGACGTGCGCAGCGGCTCGGGCCGCGTGGCCAGTTCGATGAAAGCGCGCGGCCTGAATCTCGACGCCAACAACCCGCGCCGGCAGTGATTCATCCATGAGCCTGCCTGAAATCACGGCACCGATCGGCACCCCGGTGTTCCTGGAAGCCGGCCACGCGATCACGCCCAGGTCGGTGTACGCCAACGTGGAGATGATCACGGGCTACGCGCGCAAGCGCCGGGTCTACACGGTCGCGCCACGCATTCAGTCGGTAGCCTGGTTCCTGAACTCGGCGCAGATGGCCGCAGTCGACGAGTGGTTCGAGGAAACGCTCGACGTCGGCAATCGGCGCTTCGCGGCGCTCGTCGCCAGTGATCGTGGCCCAGGTCGTCTGTGGTGGACCGCACAGTGGGTCGCACCGTACCGCGCCGAGCCGCTGAATCTCGGCATGTGGCGGGTGACCGGCGATCTGCTGCTGATCGGGGACGGCAGTGTCGAGGGTCCGGTGGCCACATCGGCCGGGCTCGAGATCGTCGTCGCGCTGACCAGCACCGCGAGCGCCACGATCGACGGCCATGCGGCGATGGAGATCCAGGTCGCATTGCTGCCGCTGATCCTGGCCCGCCTCGAGATGAGTGCGGCACTGCTGAGCTTCACGCCTGATTTCCTGCTGCGCGAGGACAGCGGCTACATCCTGCGCGAAGACGGCGGCCGGATTCAAAGGGAATGATCGATGGCCGCGCCTGACGACGTATTCGAGTGGCCGGCGGCATTGCCTGGGCCTCTTGCCGCGCCGCGCCAGAGCGCCGAGCGGCGCGTCCTCTCGGGGCTGCCGGGCCCGCGGCAATCGCGCGCGCTGGTGCGCGATCAACGCGGGACCGAACAGGTCGAGTTCGCCTTCACTTTCGGGCAGATGGGGATTTTCACGGCTTGGCTCGAATCGATCGCGGCCGGCGGCGCATGGTTTTCGGCAAGCGCGCCCAAGTGGCCAACCCCGCAAGGGGGCATCAGCGACTATCGTTTCGTCGGCGCTCCGACGTATCCGCGCTACTTGCCGAACGTCGGCTGGCGCGTCAGCGCTCTCGTTGAGGTGCGCGCCCACCGGGATGCGCCAGGCCCAGGGCCAGCACCACCACCGGGGCCGATCCTGTTGATGGAGTTCGATTCGTGGCCGTTTGTCGAATCAACCGGCAACGGCTGGACCGATCCGCCGGCGGGACCGAACAGCGACCCGGGCAGTCTCGACGGCGCGGTGCTCGCACGTCCGCACGTCCTGGACCACTACTACAGCCTGCAGACCAATCACGTGACGAACTCGGGTCTGTTGCTGCCGTCGCTGCAATGGACGATGGAGTTCTTCGTCTCGCGCGCCGGCACCATCAACCCGGGTGGGTCTAGCTGGGAGGTCGGGATCGAGATCGGTTTTGAGACGGTCGATTCCCTGTATAGCGCGGGGATGCTGTTCAGCGTCGGTTGGGTCCACAACGACCCCACGCTGCACCCGATTCCGTGGATCACCTGGACGGCTACGGGCACGATCTACAACTTCATCGCGAGCCCGGATGCGCCGTTGACGCTGCAGTCGGATCGGATGACGCACATCGCGCTGACCTTCGACAACGGCACGGTCAAGGTCTATTGCCACGGCGTACTGGTCGGCAACTATGTCGATGCCGTCGCGGTGTCGGAAGCAGACACCGGTGCTGCGTTTCCCGCCAATTCGGTCTACGGCTACTGGTTCAACCTGACCCAGTACTTCGGCGACACGTCGCCGGCCTACATCGACGACGTGATCGTGACCGCCGGCGTGAAGTACTCGGGCACCTTCACACCGACGTTCAAGGCGATCCCGGCCTGATGAGGTCACGCATGGGGAATGAACAATGGCCGCGCCCGACGAAGTATTCGAGTGGCCCGTCGCGTTGCCGGGCCCGATCACCGCGCCACGGCAAAGTGCTGAACGACGCGTGCTGTCGGGGCTGCCAGGGCCGCGTCAATCGCGCCCGCTCTCACGTGATCGCCGCGCGACGGTGTCGCTTGAGTTCACGTTCAACTTTGCCCAGATGGCGATCTTCACAGCCTGGCTGGAGGAGATCAACAAGGCCGGGGCATGGTTTTCTGCGAGCGCGCCGAAGTGGCCCGCCCCGCAAGGCGGAACCCACGACTACCGCTTTGTCGGCGCACCTTCCTATCCGCGCTACATCCCGAACGCAGGCTGGCGGATCACGGCGCTTGCCGAGGTGCGGGAGACGCACGTGTGCATCCCGTGGGTGCAGCGCTGGCCCGTGCCCGACGTCGGCGATCCGGTCGTCTTCGGCGCCGGCATCAATGCGGCGCGCGATCCGCTGACTGGCTTCATCTGGAGCGTCGGCAGCAACTCGGGCTCGTACGTGCATGTGTATGACCCGATCGCGATGACCGAGGTCGATTCGATCCTGCTCGGCGCCGACGCCGGCTTGACGCTGATGTGCATCGTCTATCAGAGCGGCTTCTTCTACGTCGGCATAGATGGCAACTCGTACTCGAGCTGGCCGGTCGTCAGCAAGCTCGACGCGGCGTCGCGCACGATCGTCGGGCAAGGCGACACCAACTACGGCGGCGCGGTCTCGCATCTCGGCCTGTTGTCGACGGACCGCGGCAACCTCTACATCTCGGTCACGAACGGCATCGGCGACGGGACCGCGCCGATGTCGAAGGACGCGCCGTTCCCGTTTTCGGGCGGCTCATCGAACAGCGGCTGGCTTTACAACGCGATCTACAACGACTACAGCGACGTGCGGGCCTACACCGGCTATGGCGCGTTCGTCGATCTGCGCGGTGCGGTGACGACGTCGGTCAACACGACCGGCTATCTCGACAGCACGCATCTGCTGAACAGCCGGATGCTGGTCAAGCCATGCTCGGCCATCATTTTCGTCACGAACGTCGGCGGGCGTGGCGTCATCGCGGTCAACTCGCTCAGCGGCGCGGTGCAAGTGGTCGACGACTCGTTCGCCTACATCCGAGCGATCTACTACAGCCCCGAGTCCAACACGCTGTACGTGCAGGGTTCGAACGCGCTGCCCAGTGCGGGCACGGTGCGCGCGTTCGATGGCACGACGTTCGCGGCGCGCGGCGACTTCCCGACCTATGCCGTCGCGCAGGCCGGGCAATACGGCGGCTCGCTCTACCTGGGCGGCGAAGCCTTCATCGGCTGCGAGAGCGCGACCGGTGGCGGCCGACTCTGGCGATTGCGTTTTCCGAGTTGAGACGAACCCATGCCCACTTACAAGCCAGCACGCCATGGCGTGCAGATGTCATGGGACTACCTCGAGGCCGCCACCATTGCACCGCTGGCGCGCGCGATGCTCAGCGGCCTCGAGCTGTACCACCCGTTGTCGGGACGGCATCGCTTCGTCAACGACCAGGTCGACATGCTGGCGCGCCTCGAGGCGACGGCGCCGGCCGATGCGAACACGTACGTCGAGTGGCTTGGCGTGCCCGTGTCGATCAACCGGCCCGACGAGAGCGACAGCGCCGCGACACCGGAGATCTCGCTGAGCGTGGACAACGTCGCCGGCGTGATGACGGCCGAGCTCAAGAAGACACGCGGCTCGTTGACCCCGTGGGTGCTGACCGAGCGGGTCTACGCGAGTGACGATCTCAGCGCCCCGGCCGTGTTGCCGCCGACTGTGATGCTGCTCAACTCGGTCGACATCGTCGGCAACGCGCTGGTGCTGAAGGCCAACTTCGGCGACCCGGCGAACGTGAACGTGCCGCGCCTGACCTTCAAGCGCAGCGAATACCCTGGGCTGATGCGATGACCACCAAGCATTGGGCATTCGACCTGATCGGCGTTCCCTGGGAACCGGTGACACGCGGCCCGCACGCGTTCGACTGCCGCGGCCTGGTCGACTGGTGCTGCCGGCTGCGCTTTGACGAAGCGCTGCCGTCGCTCGAGAGCGTGCATGCATCGAATTGGCACCGCATCGACGACGCGCCGCGCGCCGACGATGTCGTGCTGATGCAGGGGCCGCACGGCCGGCACGTCGGTTTCATGGTCGAGGCCGATGGTCGCCTGGGTGTGCTGCACGCCGACGGCCACCAGACCGAACGCGGGCCGGTCGGTTGCGTGTCGTTCCACGGCCTCGCGGATGCGACTGCCGGCGGTTATCACCACTACGAGTTCTGGAGACGCGCTTGAACGACCTGATGCTGCCCGAAGCGCCGAAGGCGCTGCGGCCGCCGGCCGTGGGCGTTGCCCGCAACCCGCTGCTGACGCTGGCCGAAGCCGACATGCGGATCGCGCCGGCCGGTGCGACCGTCTACGAACTGCGGCCACCCAACGTCAAGGGCCCGCTGCGCTGCTACCTGAACGGCGAGTCGCTGTTCCCGGTCACCGATCGCCAGATCGCGTACCACGCACGGTTGATGCGCGCCGGTCGGCACGACGAGGCGCGGGCCTACCTGCGCCGTGCCGCAAAGCGCGCCCTCAACTGGAAACGCACGACCGTGCGCGTCGGCGATACGCTGGTGTGGCACGAGGTCACGCAAGGCCGCACCCTGCTGCAGGCACTGATCGTCGTCGCGGCCATTGTCTATGGCGTCTATACGGATGACTGGGCGGGTGCGTTCAAGTACGCGTCGTGGGCGCTGGTCGCGGTCAACGTCTTTCTGCCGCCGGCGGTGCCGAGCATCGGCGCGCCGGACACCGGCAAGGACATTTTCAACGTCAACCTGGCCGGCAACCAGGCGCGCCTCGACCAGCCGATCTGGCGCAACTGCGGTCTGACCAAGATCACGCCGCCGTTCGCCGCGATCCCGTATTACGAGTACGTCGACACCGACGGCGACAACCTCGACAACGACCAGATCCTGCACGTCGTCTATGCAGTCGGCGTCGGCAAGCAGGACATCTTGCGCATGTTCATCGGCCGGACGCCGATCGAACACTACGACGACGTCACGGTGCGCAACTACCTGCCACCCGGCACCCAGCCGACCCGGGTGTTGTGCAACGTCGTGACCTCGACCGAAGTCTCCGGCGTCGAGCTGGAGAGCGGCCAGTACACCGGCGGTTATGTCGCCTGCCGGCCCGATCAGCGCTGTGCCCAGTTCGGCGTCGACATCGCCGCGACGCAGGGACTCGGTACAGCGACCGGCGATGCAGTCACGGTCGCGTGGCGCGTCGAAGTCCGCGAGATCGATCGTTTCGGCCGGCCGACGAGCGTGTGGCGGATTGTCGGCACCGAGTCGCGAAACGCGTCGACGAACACGCCGCAACGCTGGTCGAACAAGTACCCGATCACGACGGCGGCGCGCATCGAGGTACGCGTCGTCCGCACCGACCTCAAAGACACGAGCCCCGGAACACGCTCGGCGCTGCAGTGGATCGGCCTGCGCGGATACCTCGACCAGCCGGCGCCATTGAACGCAAACACCGCGCACTACGAGCTGGTGATCCGCGCGAGCGAACAACTCAGCGGCCAAAGCCAAACCGACGTCTCGATGATCGTGCAGGGCTACACGCGCACGTGGAATCCGAGCACCGGTTGGTCGGCGACGCTTGGCGACTACGCCAACTACACCGCGACCCGCAACCCGGCCTGGTGGATCGCGGAGCTCTGGGCCGACCCGGTGTGGGGCGAGGGGCTGCCGGACGACCGCATGGACCTGCAAGGCCTGTACGACTTCGCGCAGATCTGCGCAACCCGGCAGGACCGTTTCGACTTCACGTTCACGACCTCCATGAACGCGTGGGATGCCGCGCAGTTGATCGCGCGCGCCGGCCGTGCGCGTTGTTTCCGGCGCTTCGGTGTGAACACGCTGGTACGCGACCAGGCGGTGACGTTGCCGATCACCGCGTTCACGCACCGCAACACGGTGCCGGGATCGATGACGCTGACCGAGAAGCTGCCTGTCCGCGAATCGGCCGACGGCTATGTGATCGAGTACACCAGCAACGTCACCTGGGACATCGATACGATCGAATGCCCGTGCCCCGGCTATTCGGTCAGCGACCCGGCCGATCCGCGCTACAACCCGGCGCTGCCGGCGATGTCCGCGCCGATCTACCTGAAGCTCGAGGGCATCAAGGGGGCGACGCACGCGCAGCGCGAGGGCCTGTACGAAGCCGCGGTCATGCTATGGCGCAACCGCATGGTCTCGTGCAAGACCGAGATGCAGGGCGTGATTCCGTGCTACGGCGACCCGGTGCGCTGGATGCCGGAGATCGCCGGCTATGGGCAGACCGGCGACGTGGTCGGATGGGATGCCGATGCACTGACGATGACGTTGACCGAGCCCGCGGACTTCTCGCTCGGCGATACCTATCTGTCGCTGATCCGTGACGACGGCAGCATCACGACGCCGGTCCTAGTGACGCCGGGCCCCGATGAGCATCAGGTCCGGCTGCCGGTCGAGCCGGACTTTGCACTGATGCTGCACGGCGCGCAGCGCGAGCGGCCCAAGTTCCTGCTCGGCACGCTGGCTGACGCCGATGAGCTGGTGAAGGTCACGGCGATCACCGACGGTGGCAAAGGCGAGGCCGAAGATGGCCAGGCCGGCGCGCAGTTGTTCGACATCGCCGCGGTGGTCGACGACCCGCGCGTGCACACCGTCGACGTGCATCTGCTGCCAGGCCCTGGCGACGATCAGGATCCGATCGGTGCCTACGGCGATGAAGGCGGTGGCCCCGGCTCGTTGTACTTGGTCAACCTCAACCCGCACGACATCATCTCGTACAACACGGGGGCGTATCCAACGCTCGCGACGTTCCGGTTGGTGAACAACGGCATCGCGCAGCAGGACGGCATCATCGCCGGCATTCCGAACTTCCCGACCGAGTGGATGTACTACGGCGCCATCGAAACGTCGATCGCCGCACTCTATGAAGTCCGGGCCACGTTCATCGGGCGCACCTGGATCGGGACACCGGACGGTGATCCGACGTCGATCCCGATCATGAGCGGCGGCGACGCTCTCGATACGTGGCTGAACCTGGGCACGACGCGCGAATGGAGCGTCTCGCTGGACCCGACCGCCGGCACGCTGGTCGGGGTCTACGGCACCACGACGCAGGTCCGCTACGAGATCCGCAGCATCGCGGACGGCCTCGTCCAGGGGAGCGCCACCGTCACCTTCGTCTGCCAGTTCCTGGCCAGCGGCTGAATCGCGAAAAGAGACTTCCCCATGCAATTCACGAACTACGCCGAGAACCGGCTCGCCGACATGGTGCGCGGGCAAGGCCTGACGTTGCCGGCGACGTACTGGTACTGGGCGCCGCTGAGCGCGGCCGACGACGCCTCCCAGACTGAGGTCACCGGCAGCGGCATCGCGCGTTTCGCGATGACGCGTGCTCTTGCGAGCATGAGTGGCACGCAAGGCGCGGGCACGACACTCGCGAGCAGCGGCACCAGCCACGTCACCAGCAACAACGTCACGATCAACTGCGGCACTGCGGCCGGCGCGGTCGGCACCGTCACCCACCTCGGGTTGTTCGACACGCTGGGCGGTGGCAACTGCTGGGTCTACACGCCGCTGACGGTGCCGATCGTCACCGCGAATGGCGTCGACATCCTGTTCACACCGAACTCGATCGCGTTCTCGCTCGGCTTGTCGGGCGGGATGACCGACTACCTCGCGAACAAGATGATCGACCTGTTCTTCCGCGGCCAGGCCTACACGTGGCCGGCGACGGTCTACC